AAGGAGCTTTAGTTGCTTATGAAGATAAAGATTATTTAGGAGATAAGATTGTTAATGCTTTGAAAACTGATTATAGTAAAGGTCATATGCTTAATTATTTAGATGCAAGACCTATCACATTTACAAGGTGGAAGGATTTGTCAATGGAAAGAAAACTATCATCAAGAAGAGATAATGAAGACGAAGAATAATATCACAAATTGTGGTTAAGATAAAAATGTTAAGAATTTGTTATAATCAAAACTTTTTAACTTACCGTTCATATAAAATACGTGACTCTTTCATATACCATCTACAAAGTAACCAATATTTTAACTAAAAGAATATTTATAGGTTATTACACTGGATCCACTCCCTTAGATAAAATACAATTAAAACAAAGTGATCTTTCCAAAGATGAAAAATCTTTAGGCAAAGAAAATTTTAAACGAACTATTTTGTTTACATTCTTTAATAAAGAGGATATGAAGGCAAAATATAAAGAAATTGTTAATAGAGATTTTTTTAACAAACATGATACATATAATCGAAATATATTTAACAAAGTTCCTGTTAAAGATAAAAATGGAAATATATTTCTTAAAGATAAAAGTGACCCAAAATTTCATGAATATACATGTATTAATAAAGGAATGGTTACTGTTAAAGATAAAAATGGAAAAAACTTTCAAGTTTCTGTAGATGATCCTTTATACGTAAACAGAACTTATGTTCATGTAAATCAAAGACCCCCTAAATTAAAACCTCCTAAGAAAATCAGGATAAAAAAACCTCCAAAGAAACGATTATCTGCTAGTGAAGCACAAATAGTATATAGAACAAAATTACGGGCTAAAAAATATCCAAATTTTAATTTTCCTATAATAATAAAAAATAAATTGTTTTTTATAGAAAACTTTTGTGAACATGGAAATTTAAATATAAACCAAGATTTTTTTGAATTTATTTATTTTAAAAACAATAATAACTTAAAATTATATTGTGATAAATGTAGAGAAGAATATTTAAATAATTTAAATATAAGTAATGAAGATTTAGTTTATAACAGAAATATTTTAAAAGGCTTATATAAGAAAGGGAGTAGTTCATTAAAAAAAGAATATATTAAGAAATATCACTTTGTACTCTATAAATGTATAATTAATAATTCTGATGTTTTAAATTGGAACGAAAGAGTTTTTTTATTTAAGGAAGAGCTGAAAGAACCAAAAACCTGTTTATTTGATAATTGTCAAAAGAAAACCAAATTTTCTCCATCAAATCAATCTTATAATTTCTTTTGTGAAACCCATGTTAATTCTTATAAATCTAAAGGAGAAATTGAACTACTAAAATATATTCAAAGTATATATGACGGCGAAGTTAAGAAATTGAAAATAGATAAAAAAGAATTAGATATATATTTACCAGAGAAAAACTTAGCACTTGAATTTAATGGTCTTTATTGGCATAATGAAAAATTTAAGGATAAAAAATATCATTATAATAAATGGAAATATTGTAAAGATAAAAATATACATTTAATTACTGTATGGGAAGATGATTGGAATTTTAAAAAAGATATTATAAAATCAATTATAAATAATCAATTAAATTTATCATCAAAAATTTATGCAAGAAAATGTTTGATTAAAGAAGTTAAAAAGGATAAAATTAGAAAGTTCTTAATAAATAATCATTTACAGGGATTTGTTCCATCATCAATAAAATTAGGTCTTTATTATAATGATGAATTAGTTTCTTTAATGACATTTGGAAAAAGAAAAATAAGTGGAAAATCTTATTATGAATTATTAAGATTTTGTTCTAAATTAAATACTTCAGTTATAGGCGGCGCATCTCGTTTATTTAAAAACTTTTTATTATTAGGTCATAAAAATATTATATCTTATGCTTCTTGTGATATAAGTAACGGATCTTTATATAAAATATTAGGTTTTAACGAAATTGGTCATACAGGAGTTAACTATTGGTGGAGTAATAATATAAATAAATATCATAGAAGTAATTTTATGAAACATAAACTTGTTAAAGACGGTGCTGATCTCATTAAAACTGAAAATGAAATAATGCATGAAAAAGGATTTTATAAAATTTATGGAACTGGGAATTTAAAGTATGAATATATAAATAAAATTAAATAAAAATGGCCGGATTTACCATGAGGGCACTTGATAATAAAGGTGCTGGATTTATTTCTCGTATTCAAAGAAATATAAGAAGACTTGCTTCATTAGGAATGAAATGGGATCATGAAATACTTCAACAGTCAAAATCTATTGGTATTGCTGAATCTCAGATGGATTCTATATATGGTCTTTACTATCAACAAGGTCAATATATGGGAATTGATGTTGGGCAAAAAGAGTTCATAGCGTTCTATGACAAAGAATACCCAACTCGGCGTGATTTTCTTCGAAAGTTCGCCATGAATGGCGAAATTGAACATGTTCTTGAAGTTATTTCTGACGAAACAATTATTTATGATCAAAATAATTATTTTGGATATCCATCAACACAAAATTTGAAAGGTATTTTAAAACAAGACAAAGCAAAAGTAATTATTGATGATCTTAATGAAGCTTTTAGAAAAGTTTATTTTGCTTTTGGATTTAATAATAGCCATGATGCTTGGCATTATTGTAAAAAATTTCTTACTGATGGATTTTTAGCCTTTGAAATTATTTATGATGGAGAAGATACTGATGACGCTAAAAATGTAATTGGATTTAAAGAAGTAGATCCTGTTTCTTTAGAACCAGAAATTCGTAAAGATACAGATGGAAAAGAATATCGTGTATGGATTCAATATAGAGGAGATACAGAAAGACAAAGAGAACTTTTAGATTCAAACCTCATTTATATTTCATGGGCACGTGGTAATTTTATATCAAGATTATCATATGTTGAAAGATTAGTTCGTTCATTTAATATGCTTAGAACTCTTGAAAATTCAAGAATTATTTGGAACGTTTGGAATGCTCAAATGAGAGTTAAAATTCTTGTTCCGATAGGAACTCAGAGTGAAGCAAAGGCAAGAACAAGACTTTCGGAATTAAGAGGTATGTATAAAGAAGAACTTACTATTGATGATCAATCAGGAGAAGTAAATTATAATGGTCAAGTTCAATTTCCTTTTGCTAAACAATTTGTTATACCAACAAGAGATGGAACGCAAACTGAAATTGATGGTTTTCAACCAACAGGATATGATCTTTCAAATACAGAAGCTCTTAACTATTTCTGGATGCGTTTTATTATTGAAACTAAAGTTCCTAATTCAAGATTTTCAAGTGACCCTGCAAATGGTCCTACTGCTACTTGGACATCTAATGCTGATGGTGTTCAAAGAGAAGAAATGAGATTTGAAAATTTCATAAATCGTATTCGGGCTATTTTTCAAGAGATTATTATAAAACCTACATGGTTACAATTTGTAATTAAACACAAAGAATTTGCAAATGATGAATCCCTTAAAAGTGCTATTGGAATTGTTTTTAATGAAGAGAATTTATTTACACAAGCAAAAGAAAGAGATTTAGCTGAAAAGAGTGCTAATACAATTAATACATTGATGGGAATTTCACAACCAACTGTAAATCCTGATGGAAGTCCAGGAGAAGAAAATTACTTTGACCCAAAGTTCCTTGTTGAAAAATTTATGGAATTAAAAGAAAATGAAATTAAACTTAATGTTAAATATAAAGAAGAAAGAAGAAAAGAAATTAGAAAACTTGCTGCAGCATATGCGCGTATAATGAAAGCCCGCGGTATAGAAGCAACACCTGGAGAAATGGGTGAATTTGGTGGAGCAGGCGGCGGTGAACTTGGTGGCGACTTAGGAGCGGGTGGAGGCGAAGGTGAATTTGGCGGTGAATTTGGTGGTGACTTAGGTGGTGGAGAAGAAATTGAGGGTGGAGAAGAATTTACTGCAGGAGAACCAGATGAAGAAATAGAAGCTGAATAATATATAAAGAAATTAAGTTCGTTCTTTGAAACTAGTTGTGAGAGACAACTGTTTGGACCGGGGTTCGAATCCCCGCATCTCCACAAAAATGTTTAAAATGGGGATGAAAGGCTTTTGACAGGCAGGATGTAAGTAGCACTGAAGAGCTTAATAAAAATCGCAATAAACGGCGAAAAACAAACACAATTTGCGATGGCTGCGTAATATCGTACCCAACGTAACGAGATTGGTCCTCAGCGAAAGTGGGGACCATTTTTTAATATATAAAATAAATTTCAATATCAATGAGGGCTAAGAAAATAAATGAAGATATAAAAGATATCCTTAAAGGAAAAACTAAAGAAGAAGTACAAGAAGCTATGGATAAAGTAATGAAATCTATAAAAATAAACTTTTTTACTGTTGGGGATCTTAAAAAAATATTAGAAAATACCCCTGATAATTTACCAATTGGTGTTGGAGGACATTTTGGAGAATTTTGTCCAATGAATAAACATGATTTTCATTTTAGAACAGCTCGTCCTGTTCCCATAAATAAATCTTGGAGATCTATGTTAGATATCGACATACCTATACTTGAAATTAGGAGTCCTGATTTAGGACCAGAACCAGATTAATTATCGTTGCAATGTCATCCAGTTTTTCCAATATTTTTTACTTAATAAATAATCTTTTAATTTATCTTTAGATTTTTTATCTCTAAATGCTGTATCATGAAAATCAAGCCATTTACATATTTCTGTAATTTGATCTTCGCTAAATAAATTACTTTTGATAGCATTTCGTGCAAAGGAAACTTTTTTTAGATTATATTCTCTTAAGTCTTCTTTAACTATATTTATTTCTTCTTTAACTTCCCACTTTTTTATTAAATTCAATTAGTCTAGTTTTTTCAATAAAGTTTCTGTAATGTATACATTTGCAGCCCTTCTTATTACATCTACTGCTTCTTTTACTAATTTAGAATCTAAATCTAAATCAAAGTGAATCATATATGAAGTATCATTAATTTTATTAACAGATGTATGGTTTGTTTTCATTATAATTGTTTTAAGTTAAAGGAGAACCCTATTTCTAAGGTTCTCCTTTGAAAACTAATCTTTAATAATATCTTTTACGATATCTACAACATCTGTCAATTCATTAATTTTTTCTTCTGACATATCAAGGAGATTAAGTCCAAAAATAGAAGCTATGTTAGCAGCTTTTATTAATTTACTTCTAGCCTCAACAGCGGCTTCTTTCTTGATTGCTGATAATGAAACAATTTTTGAATCAGATTTTGGTTGTTTTTTGATCCCGGATGTGTATTCGCCGCCAATTATAGTATTTTCTTTCATGGTTCTCGCAATCATTACATTGTTTGGACGAGCCGTTGAAATCCATTGGTAAACACCTAATTTACCTGGAACCTTTTCAATAACTTGTGTTCTTTGAAGAGACATTCCTGTATACTTTGAAACTCCATAAGTTCCATACAAGTCGCTTAATCCGGTAATTTTTCCTTTTTGGAGATGAAGATCATAAACATGATTTAAAAATTTCTGCATTTCCTCGTGTTTAATTTTTACATTCATAATAAAAAATTTAGTTAATAATAAATGTTATTTTTCATATAATAAAAAGGTAATATAACAAAAATATTTGAAATAAAAAAATATTTGGAATAGAAAAATAGATTTATATAGTAAAGGGGCGTAAATATATATAAAAATATTGATAAATATGCGTGCTAAATTTATTTATGAAGCAATAGGTGATGTTTTAAAGGGTAAAACAATAGGTAATGTTCTAAAGGGAAAATCTGAAGAAGAAATATCTGATGTTATAGAAAAAGAATTTCTTAGAAAGAATAAGGTTACTATAAAACAAGCTCAAAAAATTGTAAATGAATTAAATAAATTAGATGTAAATGCTAAATTAAAGGATTATTTTAGTAATCCTGCTGCGTCAGTATATATTTCAGATATGCCAATAGAAATAAAACAATGGCACATATTAGATCATAATAGAGTTATACTTGAATCTCCCACAAAGGCAATGGGAGAGGAATTATTAATGGCAGCAATAAACTTTTCAACATCATCACGTAATAATTTTAAATTAGAAGGAAGTGACGGTGGTTTACAATCATCAATAAGTATAAGTGATGCAAAAAAACTAATTCGTAAAATAAAATTAGGAATAAAATATTTTTCTTATAGTGATAAACAATCCAATTTATATGATAAATATGACTCGGATGCATATCATGAATGGAGCAAAATACAGAATAATAACTACTAGAGATAATGATTTAAGATTGAAAATTTATTATAGATATATAAAATAAAATAGATTAAATATGAAAGCGGGAACATTTAATATTCAGGATTATTTAAATAAACTTTATGAAAATGTTAATGAAGAAGATTTGACATTAAATGAGGAAGAAGCTGGAAGTTTACCTGATTCAGAAGGTATTATTTTACCTCCAGAAAATAAGAAAGCCTATGATTGGTTAAAAAGAGAATATCAAAAAGGTAAAACTGAAGTTAAAGTTGAAATGTCTTATCATGAGTTTAAACCAGGATATCATCTTGATACTGATTTAAAAAGTGTAAAAGATTTTAAACCTGGAATGTATGGTGACGTTAAAACAGGAGACACAGAAGGTGGCAAAGCACCAAAAGCAAATGCTCTTTCTACAACAAAGTTTCCTGGTAGTGAAACTAAAGGTGATTCCGATAATAAAATAGATAAGAATGAATCTTCTGAATCTTCTGAAGGGGAGGATAAAGAACAAAATGGTATAAAGGTAGAAGCTAAAACTAAAGAAGATAAAACTGAAGAAGATAAAAAAAAAGCAGTAAAGTAAACGAAGTTTTTGGTTTATCTAAAAAAGAAAAAGGTATTAAAGTAGATCAAAGAAAAATTATGCAAGCAAAGGCTGAAATTGAAAAATACAATCCTTCCTCTTTATCCGCAGAACCTGGAAAAAATTCTACACCTGAAGATATATCAGACCTAAAACGTGTTAGAATTAATATGGCAAAACAATATATGCCAACCCTTCTTGAATTAAAACCGAATTTATTTGATTTAAATCAGGGAATTATAGGAGCTTGGCGTCAAATAAATGACGAGCGTGTTCAAAGTATAGTTCCAAAAGAATGGGCAGTTTATCTTATAAATAATAATTATATTGATAATAAACAAGCAAAAGAAAAATTATTTAAAGAATTAGATAATGTTAAATGATAACCTACTTGAAGATAGATTAAATGCGGTGAAAGAAGGAATTCCTATTCCCAAACCACCCAAATCTTTATATCCAATTCCTGAGCAACCACAACCTTTTTTAATATTTTTATTAAATAGAGGTATTAAATTATGTGATATGTTTTTTGCTTCTTTTCTATATGGCTTTGCTATTAAAACTATATTTTTTCTAGATTGGTCAATATTCGGTGCATTAGCAGTAGGATTTTTACTTAATAACGTAATAACTCTTTGGCCAAAACACATCTTTCCAAAACTTTTTAAGAACTAAGTTATACAATATTTAAAATTTATTATGGAGCGAGGAAAATTAATTTGTATAGAAGGAATAGATTCTTCCGGAAAATCAACCCAACTTAATCTCATTAAAAAATATCTAGAAAAAAATAATCTTTCCTTTAAATATTATCATTTTCCAATGTATGGTCATAATCAATTTTCTGATATGATATCAAGATTTTTAAGAGGAGAATTTGGAACTATTGATGAAGTAGATCCTCTTTTTGTTGCTAATATATATGCAATGGATCGTTTTAGATTTCTTCCTACATTAAAAAAAGCATTAAAAGAAAATGATGTTGTTGTATTAGATAGATATGTTTATTCTAATATAGCATATCAAGGAGCTAAATATCCTAAAGAATCTGAAGATAATAAAACAATTAGAGAATGGATTTATGAATTTGAATTTAATTTTTTAAATCTACCATTCCCTGATTTAAATATATTTCTTGATGTTCCTATTGAAGTAATTAAAGAACGTTTAAGGGAAGAAAGGGAAGGGGAAGATAGAGAGTATCTTAAGGGAAAACAGGATATACATGAAGCTGATTTAGATTTTCAAAAAAGAGTAAGAGATAATTATATTCTTTCAATGGAAGGAACAATTAATTGTAAAATTATTCCCTGTGCTGAACCATCAGGAGATTTTGGCGGACAACATTGGTACGTTCTTAAACCAGAAGATTTATTTGAATCTTATAAAAAGTATTTAGATTTTGTTTTACTAGATAAAGAATTATAATGAAAGAAGAAAAAAAAATAATTTGCCCAGCCTGCAAAAGTTTAAATACAAAATTGATAGAAAAACGAGAAAGTAATGGAATAATAGGCCCAGGATTTTCTTCATGGGTGGTTGATAGTTATTATAGTTGTCAAGATTGTGGTTGTCGCTTTGATAAAATAAAGTAATGGATAAACATATAAATGATTTCGGAAAAGAATTTAAAAAATTATACAAATTAACAAAACCAAGGTCACCATTATTCATAGAATTTATGACAGATGATTTACCGGATGAATGGTTGATTGATGTGGTTAGATATAAAAGAAAAAGCGGTATAGTTGTGGAACATTATGTTATACTTAGAAAACAACTAGAAGGATGGATTAATATGTATAAAAAGGAAAATTGGGAACTTTTAACAAAAGATTAACTTTTTTAAAAAAAATTAACATACTAAATGTATTATATTATGAAAA